AAAAACTAACAAATAATGAAAAAATTTTTACAACCAATGTTGTTTCTGGAATGGGTCCTGTTAAAGCTTACATGGATGCTTTTAAAGCTACGTCAGAAGATAAAGCTCGCAAGAAAGCGTTGGTATTACTAAAACAGGAGAGAGTTATGACAGACATAGAAAAGGGAGTATTAGATGTTGCCAAAGAACTTGGTATAGACCATAAGTATATATTAGACAGACTCAAGTGTTTAGCGGATAATAGTGAGGATGATAATATTATACTACAATCTACGAAAGAACTAGGGAAGATAATTGGAACATCAGTCAACTCAGTCAAACAACGGGATGTAGGAGTAATCGGAATGTTTCAAGGGTTTTCCCCTGAACAAATAGAATCAGTTAAACCGAAAGAGATATCAAATGGTAGTGAAGATTAATTGCAATTATGCTACCCCTTCCACAACACTAACAACTAACTATATGATATTTGATGGCAAATATAAACTCAAGAAATATATCAGAAGCAGAAGAAGTATTTCATCTAGCAAGTAAAGACCTTATATCTTTTGGTAAGTTATTCTTACCTGATGACTTTACTCGTAGTGAAACTCCACCATTTCATTACGAAGTAGCAGATGCTATTGATGATAAAGAATGTAAACAACTTGCTATCATCTTACCACGAGGTCATGGAAAGACTGTACTAACAAAAGCATCAATATTAAAAGACTTTGTTTTTTGCCCAAAAGATGATATGTTGTTTTATGCTTGGGTATCTGCAACACAAAAACTATCTGTCGGTAATATGGATTACATTAAACATCATCTTGAGTTCAATGATAGATTCATTTATTACTTTGGTAAAACGAAGGGTAAGAAATGGACAGAAGAAGATATAGAGTTATCAAATGGCTGTAAACTCATTTCCAAGAGTAATGTCGCTGGGATCAGAGGAGGAGCTAAGCTCCATAAACGATACGACCTTATCGTACTTGATGACTTTGAACACGAGGCTAATACAATCACAAGAGAAGCTAGAGACAAGAATGCCAATCTTGTTACCGCTGTTGTATATCCTGCGATTGAGCCTCATACCGGTAGGCTTCGTGTTAATGGTACCCCCGTCCATTTTGATTCTTTTATCAATAATCTTCTTATTAACCATGAGCGTTCTAAAACTAATAAAGAAGAGTTTGCTTGGAAGTTAATTACTTACAAAGCAGTAACACCAGCTGGAGAACCGTTATGGGCATCTTGGTTTCCTACATCAAAATTAGAAGAAAAGAAAAAGTTTTACAGAGACTCAGGTCAACCTTCAAAGTTCTATCAAGAATATATGATGGAGGTACAAAGTGCTGAAGATGCCTTATGGACTAGAGACCACATTAAGTACTGGAAAGGATATTATGATTACGATGCTGAAGAAAATCAAAACTATCTCGCTATTGATGGTGAAAGATTTCCGGTCAACTGTTTTGTTGGTTGTGACCCTGCCACTGATATTGATACTAAAGAGTCTGACTTTTCTGTTATCATGGCTATTGCGATTGATTCAGAAAATAATCTCTATGTACTAGAATACGAAAGACATAGAAGTATACCAACCATTGGGGCAAAGAATGCTGATAATGAAATTATGGACCGTAAAGGTGTAGTTGATTATATATTAGAAATGCATCAAAGATATCATTGTATATCATCTACTGTTGAAGATGTAGCGATGAATAGAAGTGTATTTCAAGCACTTAATGAAGAAAGAAGACGTACAAATAAGTTCGATATTGCTGTAATTCCTGAAAAACCAGGGGGAAGACAGAAGATAAATCGCATTTATAGTGGACTTTCTGGTCGTTTTAGCATGGGAACAGTACATATTAGGGAAAATATGTTTGATTTAAGCAACGAAATCATTACTTTCGGACCGAGAATGGCACATGATGATACCATAGAAGCTCTTTTTTACGCTAATTTGCATTCATTCCCTGCAGATTTAAAAAGAAACGAAAAAGATAAGACATGGTATAGACAAAAAAGGAAAGCCAAAAGTTGGATAGTAGCATAACAAACAATAAAAGGAAAACAAAATGGCTGGATTAATAAAAAGAGCAATATCTGCAGCTCGTGAAAGACAAGGTAGGCGTAGATTAAAGAAGCTTGCAAAAAAAGGTAAAGTATTTATGCAAGGTAATAGAAAACAAGGACCTTCTCTTGTTAAGTCTAGAGCTTATGATAAAAAAGCAACTAAGCAACAAAAGAAAACTCTACCAGGTAGTGAAAAAACTGGTAAGGTTTCAAGAGGTGCTACAGGTGCTCAAAGAACAAAAGGCGGTACTTACGTCAAGTATAAGAAAGATAGTAAAGCTGCTGGTAGTTTTAGGTCTAAGTTTAAAGCTGCTTGTGGTGGCGGAGCTAAGTCTTTTAGTTGGCAAGGCAGAAGCTACTCTTGTAAGAAAGCATAATGCCTAGATTCGGAAAGCGTTCTAAAGAAAGGTTAAAAGGTGTTGACACTAAGTTAGTCAACGTACTTAATGAACTTATTAAGATAATGGATGTCACGATTATTGAAGGATTACGGAGCGAGGAACGTCAGGAAAAGTTATTAAAAGAAGGCAAAACCAAAACAAGGTTTAGCAAACATATACAAGGAAAAGCTGTTGATCTCGCTCCTTATCCAATAGATTGGGATGATAGAGATAGATTTCACTACATGGGTGGAATGATAAGAGGCATAGCAAAACAGTTAAATGTTAATGTTCGCTGGGGCGGGGACTGGGATTCTGATGGTGAAACAAAAGATAATTCATTTGACGACCTAGTTCATGTAGAAATAAAATAAATGGCAAGAAAAACTAAAAAAACAAAAGCTCAAATAAATAAACAACTTTGGGATAGAGCTAATACATCTCAACGGGTAAAATGGCAAACAACTTCTCAGAAGGGCTATGACTTTTATCTTAACGACCAATTAACAAAGGATGAACAAGAGACTCTTGAAGAGTCTGGAATGCCTACATTTATTGTTAATCGTATTACACCGATTGTAGAAATAATGAAATACTTTGTTACTGCTAATAATCCTAGATGGAAAGCAGTAGGTGTTACAGGAGATGATGTTGATGTAGCTCAAGTACATTCTGATATTGCAGATTATTCATGGCATTTATCAAATGGTAAATCAATCTATAGTCAAGTAGTCTTAGACTCACTTACTAAAGGCATTGGTTACTTTATGATAAATATTGATAGAGATGCTGATAGAGGAATGGGTGAAGTAATGTTTAATAGAGTTGACCCTTATGATGTATTTGTTGACCCTGCTTCTACAGACTTCTTATTTAGAGATGCTGCTTTTATACAAATTCGTAAAAATATTGCAAGGTCTGTATTAATTAATATGTATCCTGAGCACGCAGCTAAAATAAAAAGAGCTGCTGGTAATATAGAAAATGTAAGATATTCACAAAGAGATATAGATAGGTCTGAAAGTGTACAACCTGAAGATATAACAATGGGAATTACTTTAGAAGCTGAAGATGATAATATACTTCCACTTTATGAAACATATAGTAAAAAGAAATTTCCATATAGAAATGTATTTATAAAAGTATTACCTAGCCCTCAAGAAATGGTGAAAATAAAAGAACAAGTTGAGGAACAAATAAAAGATTTAGAACAAGAAACTCAAGTATCATTACAAGAAAAACAATTACAAATGCAACAAGCTGTAGAATCTGGTGAGATGATACCTGATAGAGCTGAACTAGAAATAAATAGAGCTCAAAAAATGGCTCAACAAGCATTAGAAGAACAAAAAGCCTTATTAATGGCTAAAGCTCAAGACGCTGCTAGTAAAATAGAAAATAGAATTATGAGTGAACAAGCTTATAAGATTATTAAAGATGGTGAAATGAGTAAACAAATTGTTGATGCTATAAAATTTTATGAAAACAGAATAGTTGTAACTTGTTCTGTAGGGGATGATGTTCTTCTGTATGAGTATAATCTTCCTGTAAGCGAATACCCTATAATCCCTATCTCATACATGTATACAGGAACTCCATATCCGATGAGTGCTATTGTACCTCTTATTGGTAAACAACAAGAGATTAATAAAGCTCATCAGATTATGCTACATAATGCGAACCTCGCATCTAATCTTAGATGGATGTATGAAGAAGGTTCTGTACCAGAAGAAGAATGGGAGCGTTATTCGTCTGCCCCAGGAGCCTTACTCAAATACAGACAAGGTTTTAATGCTCCCACCCCTGTTATGCCAGCTCCTATTAATAATGCTTTCTTTAGTGTAGTTCAAGAAGGTAAGGGAGATGCTGAATATATAGCAGGTGTTCCTTCAGCTATGATGGGATTTACACAACAACAATCAGAAACTTATAGAGGATTACTTGCAAATGATGAGTTTGGTACTCGTAGATTAAAAGCATGGATGGGTAGTATTGCTGAACCTGCGTTAGAACACTTAGGTAAATGTTTTCAAATGTTTTCTCAAGCTCATTATACTACTGAAAAAGTATTTAGAATTGTTCAACCTGAAGCTGGTCAACAACCAGATGAAGAAAAAGAAACTAGAATTAATGTTCCTATTTATAATGATTTTGGTAAAGCAATAGGAAAATTTAGAGATTATGCATCAGCTAAGTTTGATGTAAGATTAATAGCTGGAGCTACAATGCCTATAAATAGATGGGCGTTATTAGAAGAATACTTTAGATGGTTCCAAGCTGGATTAATTGATGATATTGCAATGATAGGTGAAACAGATATAAGAAATAAAAAATCTATTGTAGAAAGAAAATCAATGTATGCTCAATTACAATCTCAAGTAGCATCTATGGAAGAAGCTATGAAAGATAAAGAAGGAACTATTGAAACATTAGAGCGTCAACTAGTACAAGCTGGTATAAAAATGAAAGTTGGTGAAGGAAGTAATCAAGTTAAAAAGTCTGTATTAGAAACAGAAGCTCAACAAAAATTATTAAGAGGAATGTTAAAAGCAGAATTTGAAAAAGAAAAAATGGCAATAAAAAACGAAGTTAAATCAAATGAAAAGGCTAGTTGATTATTACCATACTAATGCAGTAACTTAATATAAATAAATAAAAGGAAAGCAAAATGGAACAAGAACAAGTAAGCAACACCGAACAATCGGTCCCTGAAAGTGATATCCAAAATGCCATATTTGACGAATCGGCATCTGGAGACTTCTTCGCGGAGTTAGATCAAAGCGTCAATAATGGTATACAAGAAAAAGAACTAACACAGTCAACCTCGGAAATTGGTGATAATACACCTTCGAGCCCTAGTGAAGTTCAGCAGCAAGACAACAATGAAGTCTTGCAAAAGAGGTATAGTGATTCAAGTCGTGAAGCTAAACGCCTTAATGGCAAGTTAAATGAACTAGAACCATATATGCCTATACTCGATGCAATGAGAGAAGACCCTAATTTAATTCAGCATGTGCGGAATTATTTTGAGGGTGGGGGTCAAGCACCTCAAACAATGTCAGAACAACTGAATCTTCCTGAAGATTTTTCTTTTGACGCAGATGATGCGTTCTCTAATAATGATTCAGATTCTGCTAAAGTGCTCGGGGCTACGGTTGATGGTATTGTCCAACGAAGGCTTAATCAAGCTTTAAAAGGGCAACAAGTTGAAAACCAAAGGTTGGCTAAAGAAACTGCTTTTCGTCAAACACATGAAATGTCTGATGAAGAGTGGGAAAATTTTACTGATTTTGCTAAGTCCAAATCACTTGAGTTAGAAGATATTTATTATCTAATGAATCGAAAGAATAGAGAAACTAATATAGCTGATAGTACTAGAGAAGAGATTGCTGAACAAATGAGGAAAACTCAAAATCAGCCTCAATCTGCTGCTACAGCTGGTAGTGCTCAAGTAGAAAAATCCACAGACGATAACGTATTTGATGCCATTGTAGGTCTTGATTCCGAGTTGGAATCGGTATTTGGCTAAATAAAACTATTTAGTCATCTACCTTAATTAAATACAAGGAGTAAAAGATGGCTGATTTATTTCAGTTAGAATCAGGTTTAACTGAATCCTCGTCTCCCTCTGGTCTTAGTCCAGCTTCATCTAGTCTTAGTACTGGTGACCTTAGACGTAAGTACAACTTTGGTGATAGAGTATCTGAACTTTCAATAGCTCAGGACCCTTTCTTCAGGTTGGTGTCTAAACTCGCCAAGAAACCTACTGATGATCCTGAATTTAAGTTTACAGAAAGACGTGGATCTTTTCACAAGCGTTACGCCTATGTAAGTAATCATGGAACATCTGCACCAACATCTATTGCTGGTGGCGATGCTTCTGTTACTCATGGTAATGTAGACGCTGGCGATATTTACTATTTTTGTATGATTTCAGACTATAAATCTGCTGGTAATATCCAGAATGTTTTTGGTCAATCTACAAATGAAATATCTCCTGGTGATTCAGGTACACAACCTGCATTCTATTTAGCAGGACAGATGGTAAGAATCCCTTATATGACTGGCGTTACAGCTGGTTCTTGGGATGATTCATCTGCAAGTGTAGCATCTTCAGCTGACGATTATCTTATCGTTCAAGTACTTAGCGTTGATACTAGCAGTGTTTCTAATGCTGCTATATTGAAAACAAAAGTTGTAAGAAAAGGTGGAGGAACAAGTGTTTTTGAACTTGCTTCTTACTCTGCTTATAACAATGCACTAGATGCAGTTGATGTATCTGGTTTTTCAATCGCTGAATACCTAGAGCCTAAGAGGTCTTATGTTGTAGGTACTGCACATTCACAAGGTTCAGGTTACCCTGAAACATGGAAAGACCAACCTTTCTCAACCGGTTATGGTCGTACACAAATTTGGAAGACTGCAATGGCAATGGATAACACAACTCGTGCTACCGTGCTTAAGTATGAACCAAATGAGTGGGCTCGTATCTGGAAAGAAAAGTTGGTAGAACACAAATGGGATATCGAACAAAGTCTCCTATTCGGAGCTCAATATGATTCTGGTGATGAGTGGTATACTCAAGGAGCTGTTGATTTCATTTCAAGTTATGGTAATGTATTTTCGTTGAATCATTCAACAAAGACACAAGACGATTTCTTAGATGATATGAGCAACTACCTAGATCCAAGATATAATAACGCATCTGCGTCTATTTTCTTTTGCGATACTGCTACTTATAACTGGCTACATAAACTAAGTGGATATTTTTCAAATAATGTTGGTATAGTAGTACCCGATGCAACTTATGGTTCTCGCGTACCTGCTTCCGACTCACTTGGTAGAGCTGAAATGGGTAGTCTTGGTAAAACTAAAGCGTTTGGAGTTGATATTAATGTTATTTCTACACCTTATGGTGATATGAAAGTAGCACGTAATATCCACCTTGATGGACATAAGATCAAGATGTTAGCTGTCAACATGAAGTATGTTAAATACAGACCTCTTGTTGGTAATGGCTTAAGTCGTGATACAGCTGTTTATGTTGGTGTTCAAACATTAGAGAATAGCGGTATTGACCGTAGGGTTGATTTAATCCAAACAGAAGCTGGGATGGAATGGCAAATGCCTGAAGCTCACGCTTACTGGTCTTAAAGGAGGTATTCGATGAGTAACATACCTTTATATGGTCAAAACAAAGATGGTGACGCTCTTGGTAGCGTAGCTTCTAGTCGTGGTTATAAGAAAATAACTGCTGGTGTAACCTTAGTTGGTGACGAAGGCGGTATTATTCATATAGCTGATTCAGATGCTTGTGCTATTGTTCTTCCTACAATTACAGCAAGCTTAGATGGACTTGAATATAAGTTCATTATGGCTAATGACGCTGGTGGTAGTATTACTATCACATCAGCTGATTCCGCTGGTAATTATTATCAAGGAACTTTAGCAGTTCATCAAGTCGATGCTGATGATGGCTTTGCAGCTAATGGTACTTCAAATAATATCATTACTATGAATGCTACAACAACTGGTGGATTATTAGGTTCTGAAGTTAATGTCAGAGCTAAATATCTAGATGGTTGGATAGTATGGGGTAGTGTATTAGGTACTAATGGTACTGCCGCAACACCATTTAGTGGTTAAAGACTAAATAAAAAGAATATGCTGCCCTTTGGTTTTTTTAAGGCTTCCTTTCTTATTGAAGGGTGGTATATTCTAATTAATTATGGCAACAACTAATATAGAACTTGATATAGAAAATATTACTGGAGTATCTGATGCTGATAATCAGTTTATTATTTCAGCTCAGAAAGCAGTAGTATCAAGTATACCAAAAACTTTAATGAAGTGGGCAACTTCTGAAACAACTGCTGGTTCACATGGTGGTGATGATAGTCCTACTGCGATTACATTACCAGTAAAGACTGATAATATCATTGCTGTTAGAAGAGGTGCTTATGCAGCTGAAGAAGCTCCTTATGAACAAAAAGCATTTTTAGAAGCTGATAGTGGAAGTTTATTAGCTCCATCAGCATCTTACCCTAAATATTTTATAGGACCAGATAATACAGTAGTTGTAAAACCTGATCCAACTTCAAGTGTAACAGCTCATGCTTTATATATTGATTATTCTAATGTAGATGATGATAGTGATTTAAGAACAGCTGTTATATATAGATCTTGTTCTAGTGAGTTTGGAAAGTTAGCTACAAGTCAAGTACACACTTGGTCTTCACCTACTTCTCCTGTAGCTCCTAGTGCACCTAGTTTTGGAGATGACCTTTCTATAAGTGTATCTTCTCCAGTTTCACCATCATCACCTAGTTTTACTTATACAGATGCTAGTGTTTCTGATATTATTCAACCATTGTTAGCTATATCTGATATGGCTTCTATGACAGTATCAGCTCCATCTTATAATAAACCAGTATTTAGTTTAAGTACTTTTCCTACTATTACTTGGACATTTCCTAGTGTTCCTAGTGTTCCTGTATTAACAAATAGTAGTATTAGTTTTAGTCAAACAGCTCCAACATTTACACCTCCTGTTATGAGCGCTCCTGACTTTGCAGATGCTAATACATGGATAAATACTGAAGAAGATAGTGAAATGTTATCATCTAGAGTTCAGGCTATACAAGCTCAAATAGGTGAATATAGTGCTAAGATGCAAGAAGCTCAGGCTGTTTTCAATAAAGAGAACGCTGAATATCAAGCTCAGTTACAAATTTCATTACAAAATGCACAGTTAGATTCACAAGATGATGGTCAAGTTATACAAAAACATGGTTCTGAAATAGGAGCATATCAAGCTGAAGTAAATAAAGTTATACAAGGTAATCAACAACAAATAGCTGAATGGCAAGCTGAAAATTCAGTTAAACTACAAGAATATGGTTCTGATATTCAAAATGAATTAAATGTATTTAATAAAGAAAATGTTGAGTATCAACAAGATGTGCAAAGAAAAGTGCAAAATCTACAAAAAGATATACAAGAAAAAGTACAAAGTGTTCAAAATAATATTAGTGTTAAGAAACACAACTTAGATAAAAGTGTTCAAATAGCATTACAAAATGCTATACAAAATTTTCAAAAGGAAGTTCAGGAATATACAGCTAAACTTGAAAAGTATAATGCTGAGTTAAATCAATATCAAGGTGACGTTGCAAAAGAAGTTCAAGATTATACTAATACTTTACAAAAAGAAGTTCAAGAATATCAAAGTAAAGTTGCTTTATATACAGCTGACTTACAAAAGTATCAAAATTTAATAGCTGATGAAACTCAAAAAGCAGCTACTAAAACACAAAATGCAGCTTATTATATGCAAGAATCAGATAAATATTATAAGTGGTATCAAAGTGAAGTAATGGCTTATATTCAGAATAACTCTAAAATGATTTCTCAAACAATAGCAGCACAAGCTGCTCAACAATAAGGAGATAAGATATGGCAGATACAGCAAGAGGTGCAGTAAGTATGACACCAGTTGTTACAATAGCTGCTGATTCTGATGCTGATTCAGTAGATGCGATTCATCACGATATTAAAGGAACATTAGGTGGTGTTTTAGAATATGCTAAAGCAGATGCTAATGATAAATGGGTATATAGTACTTCAAGAGATATTACAGGAACAAGTGCTGATTTAATAACAGCTGGAACAGCTTTTACAGAAGGTGGTACAACAGCTACTGGAGATCATGTAAAATATTTATTTATTAAAAATAGTGGAACTACAGATGGCTCTACTACTACATCAGCTAAAGTTTATATATGTTTAGATGCTGGTGATGCTGCTTCAGTAGGTGATGTAATAGAAATTGGTGCAAATGAAGCTATAAATTTAAAATTTAAAGATGGATTAGATTCAGCTGATGTTCACGCTGCTACATCAACTGGAACTGTTAGATGTACAATAGCAGCAATATTAGATGATGTAGCTTAATGACTATTCTAGAAATAATGGAAAGAACTAATAATAATAGATTGTCTTTGACAAAAGCATGGGTTGAAGATGCTATTAATATTATTAAGTCTGGTAATTATGAAGAAATGAGAGAAGACAAACAGAATATAATAGATGGTCAAAGAGAATATCATTTACCTAATGATGTTATATCTGTTAAGTCTATAGCTGTTAAAGATACTAATGATAACAAATACAAAAGGATTAGAAGATTATCTTCTGAATCTATTGTTAGAGAAGATAA